AACAGGTAAATTTGCGGAAGCTGACTTAATTATAGGGATAGGCTGTCATGCTGTTGGCATGGATGAAGAACCGGACTATACTCGGCACCTGACTGTCGGCAAGAATAAAATTACAGGATGGCACGGCACTATTGTTTGTTTAATTGAACCAAGGATATCTAGGTATGTTGATTAACGGGAGACGGTATCTTGTATTGGACGTTGAGAATACAGTCCAGCGAGATGGAGAGGGCCGCATTGATGGCAGTCCTTTTAATGGGGAGAACTATTTAGTCTCTGTGGGTGCATGTTACGCACACGAGAATCTTTTGCCTAAAAATGTTACCTACGAATTTTTTGCCCATAATGATCTACCTCCAGATTTTTCTGGGGAGCAAGGCTTTCAACTAATCCAGAACTTAATTGATTCTGCAGATTTTCTGGTAGGCCATAACCTGAAGTACGACCTACATTGGTTGCGCCAATCTAACTTCAACATTGAAGGTAAAAAGTATTACTGCACAATGATTGGAGAGTACGTACTTGCGCGTGGTCAAAAAATGAGCATGTCTTTAGCTGAGAGTGCTAAAAGGCGTAAAGTGCATCTCAAGAAGTCTGAGCTTGTTGAAGAGTCTTTTAGTAAAGGTATAGGATACGAAGCTATGCCAATCTCTGATGTGGATGAGTACGGACGATCAGACTGCGTTTCTTGTGCTGAAGTTTTTTTATCCCAGATAAAGGAATATGAATCGGAAGACAGTAAAAATTTGATGCCTACTGTCGAGATGATGAACGAGATGATGGGCGTACTTTTAGATATGGAAACTAATGGCATCCGTATTGACACCGATGTGCTATCTGCTATTGAGAAAGAATACTTAAATGAACAAAAAGAATTGCAAGAGACCATGAACACTATCTGTCAGGAAGTCATGGGAGATAACTTAATTAATCTTAACAGTCCTGCACAGCTATCTGAGATTATCTATTCACGTAAAGTGATTGATAAGAATGAATGGAAAGAACAATTTAACATTGGACTGAATGCCCAAGGGAAGCCACTGTTTCGTCCTAGGCTGACTCCTCAAGAATTCCGCAGGGCTATCGACCGTATGACTAAGCCAGTGTACAAAACTTGGTCAAGTATCTGCGATGGCTGTGAGGGTAAGGGGCATTACTTTAAGCAGAAGAAAGATGGCAGTGCATTTAAGAAACCTACTAAGTGCGCTACATGCAAAGGTATTGGCGTAAAACAAAATGAAATGACCGAGCTTGCCGGATTTAATTTACGCCCTGCGACTGTGTTAGATGCTTCAGCAAATGGCTTTGTAACATCAAAGGATGTCATTGGCCGCTTACTTGGTCAGGCAAGGTCTAACAACAACCAGAACGCCATAACCTTTTTAGAATCTATGCAGAGGCTCAATGCGGTATCTACCTACCTTACTTCTTTTGTGAAGGGCATACAGCGCAACACACGAGCTTCTGGGCTACTGCACACAACATTTAATCAGTGCCGAACTGCAACAGGACGCTTATCTTCTTCTGATCCTAACTTCCAGAACCAACCCCGTGGAGGAACCTTTCCTGTGCGTAAATGTGTGGTCTCTAGATTTAAGGGCGGTGCTATTCTTGAAGCAGACTTTAGCGGTCTGGAGTTCCGTGTTGCTGGAGAGTTATCTAAGGATGCTCAGATCTTTGATGACATCCTGACAGGGAAAGATGTACATAAACAAACCGCCTCAATTATTAACCGGAAGCCTGCAGAGGAGGTAACTAAGGATGAGAGACAACAAGCCAAGGCTTACACATTCGCTCCTTTATACGGTGGCAGTGGGGCCGGAGAACCCGAACACATTCGGAATTATTTTAATCAATATTTCGATATCTACTCCGGACTATCCGCGTGGCACACCCAACTCAAGAATCAAGTACTCAAAGATGGGACAGTTACGTTGCCGTCCGGTAGACAACTCCGGTGGCAGAATGTTGAAAGACAAAGTTCAGGGAGGGTGACTTACAGCACACAGATTGTTAACTACCCGGTTCAATCATTTGCTACTGCAGATATTGTTCCGTTGGCATGTATTCGTGTCGATAAAAAGATGAAAGATCGACAGATGAAATCGTTATGTGTATTGACTGTACACGATAGTATTGTTATCGATGTGTATCCCGGTGAAGAAAAAGAAATTGTACAAATATTAGCAAGTGCAATGGAAAATGTTGACCGGGAACTAAATTATCGGTATTCTTATGAGATGTCTATACCACTCGATATTGAGATAAAGAGTGGTCCAAACTGGCTAGAAGGAAAAGTAATCTATGAGTAATTTACCCGCAAACGTCCAAGACTTGGATGTCAATCAGTTGGCCGCTTTAATGGCTGGTCCATCTCAAGAACAAGCGAATACAGAGAAGACAACCGATCTGTTCCCTTTGTTACGCATTAATCATCAGGAAGAGGATGATGATGGCAACGAACTGAAGAAAGGTCTGTTCTTTATTCAAGGGCAAGATATCCCAGTTGTTTACGCTAAAGAAGTTAACTTCCGGGCGTTGGGCGACTTCATGCAATATCTGCATTATGATTCCGATCAGCAAGCTGTAGTTAATCGCACAGTCATTACCATGACAGGAGACTACAAAGCTGAGTCCATTGACGAGACTGGGACGCTCCGTTGTGGACGCCCCGTAGGTAAAGAGTTCCATGCACTGCCTGACGCAGACAAAAAGAAGTACATGGGTATTACGTGCTTCCGTTATCTGTATGGAATGGTAAGTTACAAAGGCACTACTGCAACAGGAGAAGAGATGGAAGTACCTCCGACTCCTTGTCTGTTCCGAGTCAAGGGTGCTTCTTTTTTGAACTTCACTAAAGAAGTTATTGATCCGTCTAACTCGCAAGGGTTGCCATTCACAAATGTCAATTCAACTTTGTTTACAGAAAGAAAGAAGAATGGCGGGGTAACGTATTTTACCTCCCACTTCAATCCAGATTTTAAAAACACAGTTGAGTTATCTTTGGAAGATGGAGATGTCATGAAGCACATCGTTAGTCTTATTCAAGGGGTTAACAACGAAGTTCGCCGCAAGTATGATGAGTCTATTCGCGGTGTGTCTAACGACTCTAAAGATGCTGAACTGGTAGACGTTGTAGCAGAAGGCTGATCAATGAAAGCTCCTAACAGAAATGAGATTCTTGTTAAGAACTTTCTCAAGCAGGCGACCAATGAGTCGCCTCTTGACATTGATTACGACGAGTTAATCGAAGAGGCCGGGGAAAGTTTTAAACAAGCTTTATGTAAACAGTTTGTGCAAACTCGCAGAGACTTCGGCATTCGTATGTCTAATGTTGGTAGGCCTTCCTGCCAACTATGGATGCAGAAACATCATCCTGAAGAACAGGAAAAGAAACCCTACGACTTTATTATGAAGATGCTGATGGGCGATGCCCTTGAAGTTATTTCTGTCTTTGTAATGAAAGCGGCAGGCGTATCCATCGAAGAAGCCAGCGGCAAGTGTTCACTAGAATTAGATGAGCGTAAGATTGATGGTGAGTTCGACTTAATTATTGATGGAAAAGTTTGGGATGTTAAATCAACTAGCCCCTACTCTTTCCAGAATAAGTTTAAAGATTTTGACACCCTAGCCAAAGATGACACCTTTGGTTATGTCGCCCAAGGATTCGGGTACTCAGAAGCAACTGGAAAACCTTTTGGCGGATGGATTGCCATTAACAAGGTGACCGGGGAATGGAAGTTTGTTGAGGCGGATGACTCACACGAAAGGCGCAAGGATGTGCTGGGATCTATAAAGGATACCTATGATCTAATCACTTCTGATGCTTCTGAGTTTACCCGATGTTTTGATGACGTAGAAGAAACCTACCGTCGAAACCCCACAGGTAACAGACACATCTGTCGTACATGTGAATTCTGTGAATTTAAGCACACCTGTTGGCCTAATCTTCAGTACCGTGAGTCTACGGCAAGCCAAGCAAAGACTAAGCCTTGGAAATATTATACGGTGTACAATGACGTTCAGTAAGGCGGCTAGAAAATATGGATACAAATCAGGCTTGGAAAAGACTGTCGCGGATCAGATCAAGAAGCGGGGACTTCGCGTTAAGTATGAAGACCCATCTTCACGAATTAACTTTACACAACCCGCTACTGATCGAACGTATACTCCTGATTTTATCCTGCCTAATGGTATTGTGGTTGAAACAAAGGGCAGGTTCACCCTAGAGGATCGCAAGAAGCACTTGTGGATTCAGGAGCAATCAGACTGTGACATACGGTTTATATTCTCCAACTCTAAAGCTAAGATCCGCAAAGGATCAAAAACATCTTACGCAGATTGGTGCGATAAACATGGGTTTATTTACGCAGACAAACTAATACCAGAGGATTGGTTTAATGAAGTTAGAAGTAAAAAAAGATGAAGCCTTTATAAAAATATCGGTAGACGAAAAGAATCAAATTCAATTCTCATATGGCTTTAATATGGACCCGCCTATAGATTTAGAGGGGAAAGTATCTGAAGATCGTTATGAAGCAATCCTGACAGCAGTCTCTTTAATAGCAGGCGTTGTTACCTCAGTAAAACATTACCCTAATCAAGTTTTAGAAATCGGAGACTCCGCCATAGAGAGTGAGGATTTCGATATGAATCTGTTGATGCATGAAGATACTCAGGACATGCTAGAAAACTTGTCAGAAGATCAGATTGAGTTATTGTTTACTCCAACAGAGGGAATGCAATGAGCAATTCACAAGATTGGCGAAACCCCTCGCACTACCAAAAAAAAGAATGGGAGGCGATTGACATTATTCGTTCTGTGCTTACACCGGAGCAGTTCTCAGGTTACATGATTGGTAATGAGCTTAAATATCTATTGCGTATTAATGACAAAGATACGCCAGAGATGAATCATGGAAAGGTGAATTGGTACAACAGTTTTTTAGAAGACTTGTTAGAAAAGAATCCTGAGTTAAAACAATTGATGCAGAAGAGTAGGCAACAATAATGCAGTATCACGGTATACAGATTGATCTTGAAAGAGAGTTTCTTTTAACTGAGCAAGCAAAAAAGCTCCTTGAGTTTTATCTCCTCCCGGGAGAGAAGTACAGTCAAGAGGCATTTGCAAGGGCCGCATTAGCCTACTCCAAAGGCGACATAAAATTTGCACAGAGGATATACGACTATGTCTCTAAACAATGGTTTATGTATGCTAGTCCGATTCTTAGTAACGCCCCCGCCCCGGGAGGAAAGAATCGCGGTCTTCCTATTAGCTGTTTCCTGTCTTACGTACCTGATACTGTTAAAGGGCTTATTGAGCATAAGTCTGAGGTGGCTTGGCTTTCTGTGAGCGGAGGCGGTGTTGGTGGTCACTGGTCTAACGTACGTAGTGTTAGCAATAAATCACCGGGGACAATCCCCTTTCTTAAAACAATGGATTCGGACATTCTCGCTTTTCATCAGGGTACTACCCGCAGAGGAAGCTATGCGGCCTACATTGATGTGAGCCATCCGGATATCATGGAGTTCCTTGAGTCCCCAGAATCTACTGGTGGCGATGAGAACCGCAAACTATTCAATATCTTTCACGCAGTCAACATACCTGATGCATTTATGGAGGCATTAAAACATGACGCAGAATGGCAACTTAGAGACCCACATGACGGATCTGTCCGAGATACAGTCAAAGCTAGAAGCTTGTGGGACAGAATACTTAAAGCTCGGTCAAGAACTGGCACACCTTACATCAACTTTATCGACACAGCCAATCGATGCCTGCCAGAAAGTCAAAGAAAGCTTGGACTTCGGATTATGGGGTCTAATCTCTGCAACGAAATCCATCTCGCAACTAACGAAGAGCGTACAGCAGTCTGCTGTCTCTCCTCAGTCAACCTCGAAAAGTGGGATGAGTGGCGAGACACCGGAATGGTCAAAGATCTGGTCAGATTTCTCGACAACGTACTTGACTACTTTATCGAACACGCTCCTAGCGAATTGGGAAAAGCTGTACACTCAGCAACACAAGAACGCTCCATCGGCTTAGGTGCAATGGGATTCCACAGTTATCTGCAAAGTAAGATGCTTGCTTGGGAGGATTGGAGATCTGCCAGTGAAAACTACCAGATGTTCAAGAAGATCAAGGCAGATGCTGTGGAGTCATCTAAGGAGCTTGCCATTGAACGAGGGGAAGCCCCTGATATGAAAGGGACAGGAATGCGTAA